TCCACCCCGACGGCTGGCGTTCAGCTCTGACCCCGGCCGGGCTCTGTCTGGTGGCGATCGGCTGGCTGGTCCTGTAGCCCGTCGGAAATATTTCTTCGGATTCCGAACGCCCTGGTCACGGTCCTGAATCCTTCGGTATCCGAACGGCCTGACTGGTAATAGGTGTTACCAGTCGGCTAGGCTGGGGTTCATGTATGAACATGAACCCACGAACCCAGCGTGTCCGGACCACGTGTCCCCCTGGGAAAACGCGGCCGACTACCTGTTCCCCGATCGCCCCCGGGCGCGGGGTGGCGTGGTCATCCTGACCCCCGACGAATCCGAACAGGTCGACGCCCACGCGATGGCCGAATACCTGAACTGTGAAGGTCACTGATGGCCGACCAGACGAACGAACGACTGGCCGCGCTGATGGCCGAAGCCGAACGGATCGACGCTGAACGTCGTCGGATCGCCCAGGGCTTCACGTACAACCGGGGCCGCGCCAGCCGGGACCGGGGGACGGCCCGACACGCGGAACTGACGGCCCAGCTCGAAGCCGTGAACGCTGACATCGCGGCCCTGTTCGGGGGGGCCGTCTGATGGCCGACACGACCACGACCCCCACGCGCTGGAACATCGAACGCCTTCTGGCGACGGGCGTCCAGCCGTTCGAAGACCTACCCGACGAAGAACTGGCCGCGCTGGCCGACGGGCTCCGGAAGGGCCGACCCCTTCCGGTCCCCGTCGTCCTGACCCGGGACGGAATCCTGATCGACGGCCACCAGCGTCTTCGGATCATGCTGGGCCAGGGCTCGAAGACGATCGGGGCGCGGGACGTCCGGATCGTCCAGGAAGCGACAGCCGACAACGCCCTGGAATACGCGGTCACGCTGAACTTCCGACGTCGCCAGCTGACGGCCGACGACAAGGGCCGTCTAGCCCTTCGGCTGATGCGAACCTATGGCTGGTCCCAGGGGAAGGTGGCCGACGTCCTTCACGTCCACCGTCCCCAGGTGTCGCGCTGGCTGAAGGGGATCGGGGCGTCCACCGACGCTGACGACCCGGACCTGATCATCCCGACGCTGACCGAAGGCGTGGACGGGGCCATCCGCGACGTCGCCCTGATCAATCAAGGGCGACCCCCCGCGAAGCCCCGGCCCCATCCCTTCAGCCGGAAGGGCGACGACCATCGGGCCATCGTGAAGCTGACCCACCGGTTCCAGGCTCCCGAAGCCGCGGACCCCCTGACCCCCGACGAACGCGTGGTCCTGATCGAACGGGTCGAAGACATGGTGGCCGCGGCCGAAGCGTTCGTGTCCCACCTTCGGAAGGACGTCGACTGATGGACCTTCGATTCTGGACGGGCGTCCTGGGCGTCGCCTTCCTACTGTCGGCCTTCGCCTTCGCCACGATGGACGCGGCCGTGGCCCCGTTCTTCGCGGTCTGGTCCGCGCTGATCGGCGGGGTCCTGGTCGTGGGCGTCGCCCTTCACGCCATCATCGAATCGGCTGTCCGTCGGGGGAACGGCCCCCGGTAAAGTCCCTGGTCGGCTTCGGCCACCAGTACCCACCCCACCACCCGATCGGGGCTGTACGGGCCACACAGGACCCGTACGGCCCCGATCCTTCGCGTCCGGTTACCAGATGCGGAGTTCGGGGGCCGTCTGTTCGGCCCGGGCCGTCCACCACGCCATCGTCGCGGCCATCAGCGCGCTGATGTCGCCCCGGCTTCGCTTCCGGCCCCATCGCCACGCCCCGTCCCCGGACCCCAGCTTCACGGCCGACCGGACGGCTCCGTTCAGCGACGGGCTGGCCCGGACCCGGAGCTGACACGCCACCACAGCGTCGTGGAACGCCTGACACGCCACCACGACTTCGCGGTAAGGCATCTTCGTGGGGGGCTCCACCATGTCGCCTTCGAGCGTGGCCGCGGGCCCGGTCCCGTCGATCACGATCCCTTCGACGTTGTGAGTGGCCCGGAGCTGATCCAGGCGCGCCGGTATCCACTCGACTCCGGGCCGGATGTCGACCAGCTCCACCGTCGGGGTCCCGTCGGGGCCGACCCCGGCCGCGGCGATGGACCCCATGTCCCGGTCGGGGTTGATGTCGGCCGACAGCCACACGGGGTCCACGGGGCTGGCGTCGGGGTCGTTCACCAGAAGCCACGCCCCCCACGGGATCACGGACCCGGCTTCCGCGTCGATCCACCGGTTCAGGTAGGACCGTTCGAAGTCGTCGGCCACCATCGACGCTTTGTCTTCGCGGACGCGGTCTTCGGTCAGCATGTGGCCCAGCGTCGGGATACACGACCACCACGTGGCCGGGTCGTCGGGGTCCGCGTCGTCGGCCGCGCTCCACTCGAAGTACGCCAGCCCGTGGTTCGAGCCGGTCGCCACCGACCGACGGCCCAGCTCCACATGGCGACGAAGAAGGGCCGACGTGTGATCCCCGGCCGTCGACACGATCCAGAGCTGGGCGTCCCGGAGCATCATGGCCGGACGCATCGCGGTCAGGACGGCTTCGTCCCCGAAGGCCCACGCTTCGTCCACGATGCCTAGGTCCAGCGTGTCCCCGTGGCCCTTCTTCGGGGTCGGGGGCGCGGGACGGTGACGGGTCCCCGACTTCCACCGGACCACTTCGGAGCCGTTCGCCCGACGCACGTCGCCGCGCATTTGTCGACGGAACCACGGGCGCGCTTCCAGGTCTTCCATCGACTCTAGGAACTTGATACGGGCGTCCAGGCCGGACTGGGCCGTGGTGATGATCAGGTTCCGGGGGCGCGCCATCCCCCACCACGTCGTCAGGACGCGCGTCGTCGATGTCTTCCCCCCTTGTCGGGGGACGGTGAACACGACGGTCCGGTACGCGAACTGGCCCGTGTCGGGATCGACTTCCAGGGCCGTGTTCAGGACGCGCGACTGGTGGGGAAGAAGGGGGAGCCCCATCCGGCGCGCCACGTCCATGGCGCGCGGCCCGAACGTGGGCCGGTCAGTCGTCCGGGGCGTCGCGTACCGGGGTGGACAGTTCCGCGATGTCGTCTTCTTCGCCATCGTCATCCGGTCGGGGTGGGGCCGCGCGTCGGTGGTGTTCGAGTATCCAGGCCGCGGCGCGCCACCGGTCCTTCGCTTCCACGTCCTGGGCGTGGTTCGTGATGATGGCGACCATCCGCGATTCGTTTTGGGCTTCGGCGCGCGCCAGCTCCACCGCGAACGTGGCGAAGGCGCGCGAGCCCTTCGGGACCCGGCCCAGGTTCCCCCCGGCCCGGGCCAGGGCCACGGAGCCGGTCGACGCCCACCCCGCGACGGTGGTCGGGTCCAGTTCGTTCACCAGCGCGGCGACGGTCATCACGTCGCCTTCCCGAATCCGGTCCAGAAAGCGTCCGATGGGCGACGGGAAGGGCCAGCCGTCTTCGTATCCGTCGACCAGGTCCGCGGGCGTGGGGGCCATCGACCACCTTCCTATCCTGACTGACGGGTCAGTCAATGGCATGATGGCCCCCGTGGTGGCGCGTTCGCTAGTCCGGGCTTCCCCCCGGTCCCCAGCTCGCACGGTCACCGGTCGGACCGGGGGCCGCGGGTCTTCCGGGTCGTGGACCATGTCCCACGGCTTCCGGTTCGACGGCCAGAAGGTCGTCCGCGACGCCCAGGGGACGACCGTCCAGTGGCCGACCCGGCCCGTGTCCGGGTCCGATGTCCTGGGGATTCCCGCGTTCAACCGCGGAAAGAACCTGATCGCGGGAATCCTGGGCCAGATGCCACTGGTCGACCGTCAGGCCGACGGGACCCCGTGGCCGGAATCGCCCGTGATGACCGACCCCTGGCCGGTCCTGTCGTACCCGGAGTGGATCAGCTACCAGGTCGACGCGGTCATCCTGACCGGGGACGCCATGGCCCTTCCGGCCGACTTCGACTTCGACGGATACGCCCGTCAGCTGGTCCCCATCGACCCCCGGGCCGTCCAGGTCTACATCGACCCCGACACGGGCCAGGTCCTGTACGACATCTTCACCGACGTGGGCGTGATCACGCTTCCCCGGTCGGCCGTCTGGCACGCGAAGGGACTCACGCTGCCGCCCGACGGGCTCCGGGGCGTCGGGGTCCCGGCCCAGATGGCGATGGCCCTGGGGGGATCGCTGGCCCTGATGCGTTACGCGTACGCGGCCTTCACGAACAGCGGAGTCCCGTCGGGGATCATCAAACTGGCCGTCCGTCAGCCCGGCCAGAAACAGGTCGAAGACATTAAGGCCGACTGGATGCGAATCTTCCAGGACCGGACGCCCGCGGTGATCGGGAACATGATGGACTTCACGCCCCTGGGGTGGAGCCCGGTCGACGTCGCGGCGACGGAGTTCGCGAAGCTGTCGGTGGCCGACGTCGCCTTCGCCCTGAACCTGGACCCCACCGACCTGGACACGACGCTGGGGTCTTCCATGACGTACGCGAACCGGGAACAGCGCGCCTTCGACCGGCTTCTGACGTCGATCGGTCCCTACCTGTCGCGCTTCGAACAGGCTTTCCGGTTCGTACTCCCCCGCGGCCACCACGCCACCTTCGACCGGAACGTGGTCCTGTGGTCCGACGCCATGACGCGCGCCCAGGTGCAACAGATACAGCTGTCGAACGGCTCCATGGTCCTGAACGAAGCCCGGTCCCAGGAACAGCGTCCGCTGTACGACGACTGGGCGAACGTCCCCTTCGGTCAGCCCCCGGCCCTTCCACCCCCGACCGGTGATCCCCTTCCACCCCCGTCGGCCGACAGCTCCCCCGATCCGGCCCCGACGCTGACCCCCCCGACGAACGGGAACGGCTTCCATCCCCCGACTGGCCCGGTACGGGTCGCCGCGCACACGCGGACGCCCCCCACGTAAGGACGTGTCGCCATGCTCGAACTGATCCGGTCGCTACCCCTGGACCTGGAAGACGTCGACATCATCGGCCGACGGCTCGAAGGTCAGGTCCTTCGCTGGGACGTCCCGTACCACGTGACCGACGACGGTCGGAACTGGTACGACGAAGGCTTCCTTCGCGGGTGCGCGGCCCTGTCGATCCGTCACTGTTTTAACGACTTCGACCTTCGACGGGAGCACCGCGACGAACGCGTGGGCCGCGTCGGCTTCACGGAGCTGGACGACGGACTCATGTTCCGGGCCACGGTCGACGGGACCGAAGAAGGCGAAGCCGAACTGGTCGCCATCCAGACCGGGCTTCGGCGCGGCGTGTCGATCCGGTACCGGCCCCTGACGAACGAACCCCTTCGGGGCCGGTCCGAAGACGGGACGCGGTGGCGTTCGAAGATCAGCATCCGCGAACTGTCGCTGACGGCCGTCCCCCAGTTCGGCCCCGACGCCCAGGTGGTGGCCGTCCGGTCCCATCCGTCCGCGGGTCGGTACCAGCCACCCCCCGACCGGGACGCCCTATTGACGCCCCTGGGCGACCTGGGCGTCTAATGTCGGCCATACGTCGGTCTGAGTAGCCAGCTGGCCCGGGCCGACGAACTGATGGGGCGTCAGTAGCCAGCGCGCCGGTCCCGTGGAACCCACTTCACGGAAGGGCCGTCGCCATGCCTGCTCTACTCGAACAGCTCCGGACCCAGTACCAGGCCCGTCAGGACCGGTACCGCGCACTCGAAACCATCGTGGCCGAAGACGGCCACCAGATCACGGAAGCCGAACAGGCCGAACTTGACCAGCTGACCGCGGACCTTCGCGGGATGCAACCGCGCATCCAGGAAGCCGCGGACCTGGAACGGTCGCTGGCCGCGGGAATGAACGCCTTCACGAACCTTCCCACGACGGTCCCCGGCCCCGGCCGGGCCGACCCCCGTCGGGAGCCCCACCCCATCGAACGCTTCCGGTCGTGGGGGGAGTTCGCGGGAGCCTTCGCCCGCGGCGAAGTGAACATGAACACGTGGGAAGCGATCACGGCCGCGGCCGTCGAAGCGGAGTGTGGGGGCGACGTCCAGCGCGCCATCGTGGACATCGTCACGGGCGACGTTCCCGGCCTGGTCCCCCCGGCCTGGATCACGACCATCGCGGAAACGATCAGCGCGGCCCGTCCGTTCGTGGACAGCTTCAGCACGCTTCCCCTTCCGGCCACCGGAATGATCGTGAACTACCCCCAGATAACCCAGCGTCCGCTGGTGGGGAAGCAGACGGTCCAGAAGACCGACGTGGCGTCCCGGAAGACCACGGTGGCATCGCTGAACACGCCCGTGAACACGTACGGGGGTGGCGAAGACGTCAGCGTCCAGGTCCTTCAGCGAACGGAGCCGTCGTACCTGTCGCTGATGCTTCAGCTGTACGCGGAACAGATGGCGATCGTCATGGACACCGACGCGTACACGGCCGCGAAGGCCGCGATCACGACCACGGCCGTGACGCTGTCGGCCGCGGCCCCGGCCGGATGGAATAAGGCCCTGGCCGACGCGGTGGGGGCGATGCTTCAGGCGTCGCGGATGCTCCCCACCGTCTTCGTGGCCGGGGCTTCACTCTGGGCCGCGTTCGCGGGCGCGGCCGACTCCACCGGTCGTCCCCTGTTCCCGAACGTGAACGCCTTCAATCCCGTGGGCCAGCTGTCGTTCACCGATACGTCCGGGAACGTGCGGGGGCTGACGTTCGCGGTGGACCCGAACATCCCCCCGGCCGAAGGGATCATCGGCAACGGGGCCGCGTTCACGACCTTCGTCGGTGGCTATCAGACGATGTCGGTCGACAACCCCACGAAGCTGGGCGTCGATTACGCGGTGTTCGAGTTCGCCGCGTTCGCGGCCCGTCGGCCGGACGCGGCCATCAAAGTCATCCTGGGGGCGTAGTGATCACGGCCACGGACCTGACCACGTTCATGGGGATTACGTCGTCGGACGCTGGTCTGACCACGACCGTGGACTGGGCCGTGGCCGCGACGAACGCCATCATCATCCAGCGATGCGTTCCTGACCTACCGGACCCATGGCCCGACGAAGTCTTCTTCGCCGCGCTCGAACAGGGGGCGCGTCTGGTGAAGCGCCGCGCGTCCCCCGAAGGCGTGGCCGGGATGGGCGACTTCGGGCCGGTCCGAATCTCCGTGATGGACCCCGACATCGAAGCCCAGCTGGGTCCGTGGCTCTGGATGTCGTTCGCGTGATGAAGTCACTGGTCGACGTCCTGGACGCGCTGGGGAACTGGATCAGGTCCCTGGACATCAATACGCCCCCCGACGTGGTGGGCGTGTCCGGGGTCGTGAACGGCTTCGACGTCGATTACTACCCCCACGGGGGCGCGTGTGACGCGGTGGCTCGAACCACCGTCGTGTTCTACGTGTCCCGCGCTGACGATGCGTCGGCCCTTCGTCAGTGTGCCGAACTACAGAGCACCCTGAAGGATTCGCTGGAAGGCCCCGGGCCGTGGCTGACCGTGCGTCTTCTGGAAGCCCGGACGGGCGACGCTGTACACGCTGAAACGCGGTACGCCACCGTCACCTGTCCGATCGAAGTGTTCGTCTAGCCCCAGGAAGGTGACGCCATGGCTTCGGCCAACATCATCAACATTAAGAACGCCCACGTCCGTTTCGCGGATACCGAAGCCGGTCTGACGGCCGCGGCCGACTTCCAGTGTCAGGTGAACAGCGCGGCCATCAACGCGAACCCGTCGCTTCAGACGGTCCCCGCCACCTTCTGCGCGCCTGAGTCCCAGATGCCTGCCGCGACCGGCTGGGAACTGGTCCTGACGTGGCTTCAGGACTGGGGCGTCCCCAGCTCCGTCGGTCCCCCGGCCACCGGTTCGCTGTCCCAGTTCATGTTCGATAACGACGCGACGCTTCAGTGGTTCCAGATCGAACCGGTGGACGTCGCCCTGGCCGACGTCCCCATGGCGTCGGGACAATGCTGGATCGTCGCGGGCGCGTACCTGGGCGACGCGGGGACGCCCCTTCAGGCGACGGCGAACTGTCCCCTTCCCCAGAAGCCGACGCTGGCCCCGGCCGCGGGTGGGCTCGAAGCCGAAGCCGCGCCGACCGACACGGCCACCGACCGGACCACGGGAACGACCACGGGCGCGCCCGCGTACGAAGACGCTGTGGCATGACGTGGACATCACCCTGGCCGGGCTCGAAGCCGTCGCCCGTGACCTGAAGGACCTTCGCCCGTTTCTGACGGCCATCGGGGAACGGGCGCGCGACGTCATCCTGGAAGAAGGCCGACACGACTCCGGGGGCGATCTTCAGCTGTCCCACTTCGGCCGTGGGGGCCGTCGGGGCCGGGTCCGGATGGACGTCGAAACGGAGTTCGGTACCGGCTCCGTAACGCTCCGGGCCGTACCCCCGGGGCCGTGGATGTTGATGGAAGCCGGGTCCCATAAGGGGGACTGGATCATCCCGCGCAAGGGCTCCCGGACGAAGGCTGTCGTCCTACCGGACGGCTCCGTCCGTCGCTACGTCCACCACGGGCCGGTCCGCGCCCGTAACACGTTCACCCGCGCCCGGAAGCGCATCGAAGACCAGCTTCCGGCGTGGGGGCTCGAAGTCCTGTCCGACCGACTGGCGAAGGTGGCGTGATGGCCGGAAACAATGAACTGAACCTTCGCCTGACGGCCCAGGACGACGCGTCGAAGACCATCGACAAGGTGGTGGGGAAGGCCGAAGACGCCACCGCGAAGCCGTTCGACATCGACCTTCGGCTGAACGAAGACGGGGACATCACGAAGACCCTGGAACGGCTGGGGACCGACATCGACGAGACTGTTCAGAAGGTGAAGAAGCTGGGCCAGACCCAGGTCACCTTCCGGGCGAACACGGACCAGCTGGACGCCATCCAGAAGAAGCTGGGGAACGTCATCCAGGACGTGAAGAAGGTCGACGCCCAGACGGTGGATATCACCGTGAAGTCCGACGACCTTCAGACCGCGTCCGACCGGCTTCAGTCCACGAAGTCCCACGTGGACGAAGTGGGGAAGTCGGCTTCCAGCTCGAAGAACGCCCTGTCGAACATGATCGGGAACAGCGTCCAGGACCTGGGCGCGCTGGGCGGGGTGGCCGGGTCGACGGGCGTCGCCATCGGCCAGATGGCGGAGTTCATGGCCGACGCGGCCTTCGAAGGCGAAGCCCTGTCGGCCGTCATCGCGAACTTCGCGAAGATCGCCCTACCGATCGCCGCGCTGACCATCGCCATCCAGCTTCTGGGGAAGGCGTCCCAGAAGGTGACGGAAGACGTCGACGCGATCGCGTCGGGGATGGTGACGGGCTCCCAGGCCGTCGACACGTTCGCGGACGCCATGGACCACGCGAACATGAACGTGTTCGACATATCGAACAATCTCATGGCCCTGAAGTTCACGCTGGGGCTGGGCGAGTGGGATACCACGGCCCACGCGATCGACGTCTTTAACGAAACGCTGAAGAAGTCGGCCCCGGCCGCGGCCGCGCTTCTGGACGAACTGGAAACGGGGAACCACCCCGGGCTGAAGCTGACCCGGGAAGAACTGGACACGATGTCGAAGTCCATCGTGGCCGTGATCCAGGGACAGGCCGCGGGGGCCGGGGCCACGAAGAAGTTCGACCAGGCCGTGAAGGACTCCCAGACGCTTCTGGAACACGGGCTGGCGATCCGTCAGCGCGATAGCGAAACGCTGGACAGCTACATGGCCCGACTTCGGGAAGCCGCGGTCCATTACGAAGTCCTGGACGCGGCCGTGACCCACGCCCAGGACGCCCAGTCACAACAGTGGGACGCGCTGGCCCAGAAGCTGGAAGCCCAACATCAGGCCGTCGTGGACCTGTCGAACGCGTACGACGCGCTGTCGAAGACGTGGGACGAAGGCGCGCAGTCAGCCGATTCGTTCAGCTCCGTGTTCAAGGGCCAGGAAGACCAGTTCTTCGGTATCCATCAGGCCGCGGGCGACGTCGAAGACGGGATCGGTGGGCTGGTCGACGTACTGAAGAAGGGGGGCGCGGAGTTCCATAAGACGGGCGACCACCTGACCAGCTTCACGGAAGACGGCCGGAAGGCCCTGGACGCGACCCAGAAGCTGGGCGCGGCCATCGGTACCAGCCTGACCGCGGAGCTGAAGAACAGCGGGGGGTCGTACGACGTCGTCCGTCAGAAGGCGTCGGACTACCGGGACCAGCTGGTGGCCCAGGCCCTGGCCGCGGGGGCGTCGGCCGACTCCGTCCAGGGCTACATCGAAATGCTGAACCTGACCCCGGAACAGGTGGAGACGACCATCCGTCTGTCGAAGCAGGACGAAGCCCGGAAGAAGATTCAGGACCTGAACGTCGACATCGCGAACCTTCCCACCGACGTGAAGACGGAGTTCACCACCGCGTACGACAAGGGCGACTTCGTCACCGCGTACCAGGTCCTGTTCGACACGCTGACGAACCACGGGAAGGGGGTCACCACCGACGTCCAGGCGAACACGGACCCGGCCACCACGACGCTGGCCGGATGGGCTCTGAACGCGGAAGGGACGCCCGTCAAGATTCCGATCCACGCGAACACGTCGCCCCTTCAGGCGACGCTGGACTACCTACAGTCCCACCCCCCGACGATCTACGTGGACGTCCAGGGCCGGACCCACGTCGGGGGAACCGAAGGGATGACGGGAACCCCGTACGCCCCCGGGGGTCCCATGCTGGTGGGCGAAGCCGGACCGGAACGCGTGTGGCTCCCCCGGGGGGCGCGCGTCGACACGGCCGGACGGACGATGATGGCCGGAGCTGGTGGGGGCCACACGACGGTGAACATCAATGTCACCGTCAACGTCCCCCCGGCCG